GCAACAACAACAGCAAACTACACGCACGGGACAAATTGCATTAGGCGTTGAAGAACAAAAGAATCTTGAACGTCAAAATATGCAATCGTTTTTTGCTGACCCAAATAACTTTCAAACCGATGGTCGAATCGACATTAACAAAATTAATGCCCAAGTGCCTAAACTTGCGCCGTTAACTGGTCCTGATTACGTTAGCAAAATAACCACATTAAGCACAGCCCAAACTGAGGCATTAAAAGCCAAACAAAATCTAACGCAAGACCAACGTCAATTGGTCGGCTCTACATTAGGTTTGCTAGGCCGTGCTGGTGTTAGTGATCCACAAATTGCAATTAAAGAATTGCGTATGTTGTCAGACCAAAACCCCGACAACGTAGATTTGAAGAATCTAGTAGAAAAATCTTATGTACCTATTTTTACTGGTATGCAGGCAGGACCACAAGTAGCAGATTCATTGGTTAAAGCTGGTCAATCAATGTTGACCCCAACGCAACAACAAACAGCGCTTTCTCCATCTGTACAAGTTACTGCACAAGGTCAGACCGTAACAACTCAGCCTAGTATTGGCATAGCGCCTCCTAGCGCTACTGTTGGGGTTGCTAGTGGTATGCAAGGTAACGCAACAACTACAAACGCACCACCGCAAATTGGTGCTGGCACTGAGGTTGCGCCTGGTATGCGTGTTCCTTACCCTGTACGAAGCGCCAATCAACCTTATATCAAAGAGCCAACCGAGGAAAAAGACCAAGCTGCTGGCGCTGAATACCGTACTAACTTGGTAAATGGACAAATGGGATTGGCTCAAGGTCGCCGTAACGTTGAAGAAGTAATTCAGCAAGCCAACAAGATAGGTCAACAACTTTATTTTGAAAAGGGCGGCATACCTGGTCAGATTGAACAAAAGATTCGTTCAGCTATTGGTAGCGATCAATACGATATGCTTGCCAAAGACTTGGCTAACATGGCTATCACCAATTCCAAAGCGATGGGTTCTGTTGGCGGCACTGTGGCTGGTTTGGACATGGCTGCGGTTGCTAACGGCACTGTCAAAATACCTCCTGAAGTATTGGTAAAAATTGCCCGTAGGGTGCAGGCAGATCAAACTAACCTTGATATGCAAGCAAATGGCGCACAGCAGTTTTCACAAAAGTTTGGCGACAACAACATGAAGGCTTATCAGCAAGCATGGAATGCTAACGCTGATAGCAAGATATTTGAAGCCCTGAACATCACAAAGGATTTGACCGATCCTGCAAAACAAAAAGCTGAATTAAATAGGCTTTTCCCAAATCCAGCACAATTCAAAGATTTTCTGAAGAAATATCAAAACATTAAGAAACTGTCTGAAACTGGGAGTTTATAAATGGCTGACCCATTAGAGCAATTTTTAGGCGGTGGCGGTGATGTTGCTGCGCCACCTAAACCAATAAATACAACTCGAATTCCATCTGACGTTCAAGCGCAACGTGACCAACAGCGAATTGCTATTCTTCAAGATGAATTGAAGAAAAAACAAACCTTGGCGGCACAAGGCAACACAATGGCGCAAGCTGATGCGGCTGCTTTGTTGCGTGAAATTGCCCAAACATCTAAAGGTTCAATTGCACCACAAAAAAGCACAATGGCAGGCATTCGACCTGATTTGCAGCCTGCACCAGCAAGCCAACCCGCATCAAGCGATCCATTAGAAGCGTTTTTGTCGGGTGCGCCTATGAGTCCTACCCAACCAAGCCAACCCAGTGCGGCTGGTGCTGGTCGTGGAAGCTATGAAGGATATTCTGTTGGCGATCAAGTTGCTGGCAACGTACAAAAACCTACAAGCAATGTGCGTCAGATTTTAGGTAAAGTGTTGCAACAAGGGTTTGAAGCCAAACAAGCTACACCTGGACTATTGGCCTCTACCGCTGATGTGATTGCTAGTGCGCCATCGGCATTAGCTGGCGTTGTTGGTTATGGAGCTGGAAGATTGTTCGGCGCTACGCCCGAAGAAGCGACTGCATCATCGCAAAAAGTTGCTGGCGCTATTGCCCAACCTGTTGGGCGTGTAACTGGATTGGCTGGAACTCCGTCTTATCAACAGGCATTGCCTACTGTAGTCATGGATTACATAGGAAAAAATATTGGCGAAGGTGCTGCATCTATAGCCCAAAAATTTGGTGTAAATAAAACTGACGTTGAAAATGCAATTAATGCTGGTTTAATGGTTGCTGGTGCTGTTGCGCCTAAAGCTATAGGAATGGTAAAACAAGCCGCAAAAGAAATAGAGTATGTTCGCCCTAATCAAATGCAAACACCGCAAGGAAGCATGGTTAGCGCTGGGGCTGCGGCTGTTCCTGATGCCACAACAATTAAACAAGCCTTATCTGTTGCTACTCCTGAATTGCAACAAGCATTGCAAAGTATTCCAGCAGACAAAGTAAATGTCCCAACTTTGCAAAGACACATTGAGGCTGATAGTTTGCCTGTTCCTGTACGCTTAACAGAAGGACAAGCTACGGGTGATATTGTTAAATTATCCCGTGAACAAAACCGCAGAGGACAAGACCCATCACTTGCCCAAAGATTCAATGAGCAAAATGGTCAATTGGTTGAAAATCTTGGCTTGATCCGAGAAAAAGCCGCACCTGATGTTTATGGTTCTAAAACTATCGAAAACAGTCAAGGCATTATTGATGCATATAAATCAATGGATTCGGCAAAAACTGCCGACATTACTCAAGCATACAAAGCGTTGGAAGATGCAAATGGCGGTCAATTTCCTGTTGATGGAAAACAACTTGCACAAAATGCTGAAGCAATGCTCAGTAAAAAACTTAAATCTGAATTTTTACCACCATCAATAAAAACTCAACTTGATCGTTTCAAGGCTGGTGAGCCTATGACATTTGAGCAATTTGAAGCTATGCGAACTAATCTTGCGGCAGAAATTCGCAAAGCTGAACGTAGTGGCGATGGTAATGCCGCCCAAGCATCAAGCGTAGTTCGTCAAGCATTAGAAGATTTACCAATGCAAGGAAGTGCCGCAGCTAACTTGAAACCTTTAGCCGATAACGCAAGATCACTTGCCAAAGCCCGTTTTGATATGTTGAAAAAAGACCCTGCTTACAAGGCCGCGGTTGATGATATTGTGCCTGCGGATAAATTTATTGATAAGTTTGTAATCAATGGTGTTAATAAAAACATTGGAACAATGGTTCAAAACTTAGGCAAAGATTCAGCCGCACATCAACACATGGCAGCGGGTACAGTTAATTGGCTTAAAGACAAAGCTGGCATCATTGACGAATCAGGAAACTTTTCCCAAGCTGGTTACAACAAGGCTTTAAAGAAACTTGATGATGTTAAAAACTTACAAGAGATTTTCAATCCTGAAGCGGCAAGCCAATTAAAAACATTAGGCAACGTGGCAAGGTATACCCAAGCGCAACCCCGTGGAGCATTTGTTAACAATTCCAATACTTTGGTTGGTGCATTGGCTGAAAAAGCATCAGGGCTAACAAAAGCTGGAATTGAAAAAGGGTTGAATGTTGCTGTACCTGGCTTGCAGATCGGAACCACTGTTATGGAAATGCGAGCAAGACGCGCCGCCGAAGCAGAAACTCGCAAATCATTGGAAACGGGCGCAGGCACAAAACAAACTGGTAAAAACAAAATTCAAGACTTGGGGAAATGATGGCTACACCCGAAATCGACTTGGTTAAATACGGCGTTCTTTGGCAAAAAGTTGAAGAGCTTGAAAAGAAAATTGACAAGCTAGAACATGGAATGGAAACGCTTTTAGCGTTGGCTAACCAATCTAAGGGCGGTTTTTGGATGGGCATGGTAGTTGTTTCTGCTTTGTCTACCATTATTGGTTATGCAACCAACTGGCTACATAAGGGTTAAAAATTGATCCTCTATCAATTCTCTTTGCTGCGAATGCGTGTGTTGCTGCTATTAAGCAAGGCTGTGACCTTTATAAGCAGGCTAAGACTTCTTTCATGGAGGTCAAGTCTACTGTTGAAGAAATTGTCGGGGATGTTAGACAAGTACGGTCGTTTTGGTCAAAGCTATTTGGCTCGACCAAGCCTGTGGCGCAAAAGACAAAAAGAGAAAAGTTTGTAGCGGTTGATGAGACGCAAGTCATGGCTGACATTGTTAGCCAGCTCACACAGTTTTTCAAATTGCAAGAACAGTTGGCGGCGCACATAAGGGAAGAAGAAGAAAAATCAAAGAACGTCTACGACCCTGATGCTAACTTGATGGAAGCAGCCCTAAAACGGGTAATGGCGCAAGATCAGATGGCGGCGCTGGAAGTGACAATTAGGGAAACAATGGTGTATCAGTCACCGCCTGAAATGGGTGCAATGTATTCCAAAGTCTTTGAAATGCGTGACATTATCAAAGAAGAGCAGGACAAGGCACGACAAAAAAGAGACAAGGAATCATGGCAACGCAAGGAAGAGGAACGGCTGCTAAGAGAAAAACAAGCGTATCTGCTAGCGACTATCCTATTCCTCCTATATATGTGGCTCCTAGTAGGAGTGTTGGTCAAGATTGGGAAAGCGTGATTGGATACATTCTTTGTTGTTTGCTTTTGGGTATGTTGCTACCCTTATTGGGTATGTTGTACGTTGACATACTTGAGGTTAAACAAGAAGCAAAGCACCAACAAGAGCAAGTGCAAAAGTTGATTAACAAAGCAAAGGAAAAATAATGGATTGGCTAAAACAAATTGCACCTACCATTGCTACGGCGCTGGGTGGTCCATTAGCAGGATTGGCGGTCGACGCTATATCTAAAGCGGTAGGAATCGACCCTAAAGACGTTCAATCTACCATTGACCAAGGCAAGCTATCAGCAGAGCAGATTGGATCGCTTAAACAGGCTGAATTAGCGATGGCGGCGCGCGCCCAAGAGTTGGGTCTAGACTTTGAAAAAATTGCCGTAGATGACCGCAAATCAGCGCGGCAAATGCAAGTTTCCACACAGTCTTATATACCTGGTTTAATGGCAATTGCTGTTACTTTAGGGTTTTTTGGCATCCTAGTTGGCT